TAACAACTATTCTTTACTCAGAGCTAAATTATTACCACTTTAAACATCTAGCGCTTCGGCTAACTAGATAAAGGTAATAATTGTAGCTGAAAGTTAACTATCAAATATATGGATAATAAGTATTGGATTTATTCTAATGGAGATTATGTCTAAAATAATAATATTAAATAGAGAAAAGGCTGAGATAATCCGAAAAGATTGTCATATTCCATACGAAGAAGAAAATGGTAAGTATGTTTTTGAATATACCATAAGTTTAGGAAAGATTTTAAAAGATTTAAGAGATGAATCTGCAAACTAGATTAAATCGCATAAAGGTATGGATATGGTGGGTTTTACATAAATCGGCTAAAAGTAGGGAAAAGTTAAGCGATAGGAGACGATATAAGAAGAGTATAGGAAAGAGATGACCTAACACTCATAGAATAAATAATAATATGAACATAGAAGATATTAAAATAGATAAGGGAGAAGAATTTACTACTAAAGATTTTAAATTTACAATTAGAACATATCTTGAACCATTTTATTATAGTATAGGAGATGGGGAGGAAATCAAATGAATATAAATGATATTAAAATAGATAAGACCACAGAAGTTAAAGAAAGTAAAGTAGTAGAACCAACAAAGGATAGTAAAAAGATAGAAAGAGATAAGAAGGGAAGATTAAAGAAAGGTTCTATTTTAAACCCTACTGGTAAAGGTGGAGATGGTATTAGTTTACTAGCCGATATAAAGAAGAAATTGTTAGAAGTAAAGAATGATGAACCTAATAAATATAAAGAACTAATAGATTACTACTGGAAGAATGAGAAGACTAGAGATTTACTTATAAAGATGATAGATGGTTTACCTAAACAGAAAATAGATTTAAAAGCTAAAGTAGAAACTTATGATTGGGGAGAATACAAAGATAATTTATAGCCCAAGATTATGGTCTAAACCATTACACGAAGGTAAAGAAAGATGGAAAGTAATAGTTGCACATAGAAGATCTGGTAAAACTTTTGCTAGTATCAATCATTTGATAAGAGATGCAGTAAGGGTAGAGAGAAGTAAGTATGCTTATATTGCTCCTACTTATAAACAAGCAAAGAATATAGCTTGGGATATATTAAAAGAATATGCTCGTAAGATAGATGGTGTAGTATTTAATGAATCAGAGCTAAGAGCAGACTTTAGAAATGGTAGTAGAATAACTTTATATGGAGCTGACAATCCAGATAGTTTACGTGGACTAGGATTATGGGGAGTAGTATTTGATGAATATAGCCAACAGCCTAGTAAGATATTTACAGAGATTATAAGACCAGCATTAGCAGACCACGAAGGTTATGCTATATGGATAGGAACTCCTAAAGGTAAGAATGATTTCCATAGATTATATCAAGTAGCAAGAAAGACTGATAATTGGTTAGGACTATTATTAACAGTAGAAGATACTAAACTCATAAATGATGCAGAACTACTAGATAGTAAAGCAATAATGACTAATGATGAGTATAACCAGGAGTGGTATTGTTCATTCGAAGCAGCTATTAAAGGAGCTTATTATTCTCAAGAGTTATCAGAGATGAGAAGTAGTGGAAGAATAAAACAAGTACCACAAGACAAGGAGTTAAAAGTTCATACAGTATGGGATCTAGGAGTAGGAGATGCTACATCAATAGGTTTCTATCAAGTAGTAAATAATGAATACCGAATGATAGACTACTATGAGAATACAGGTAAAGGATTAGATTTTTATATAAACTACCTACATACTAAACCTTATATCTATGGAGAACACTTTGCTCCACACGATATAAAGGTAAGAGAGTTTAGTTCAGGTAAGAGTAGATGGGAGATAGGACAGAACTTAGGTATAAACTTCCAGATAACTCCTAATATGAAGATAGATGATGGTATCAATGTTGCTAGACTATTCCTTAATAAACTATGGGTAGATGAGAAGAAGTGTGAAACATTCCTAGATTATATAGGACAGTATAAGAAAGAATGGAATGACCTAAGAGGATGTTTTGGAGATAAACCAGTACACGATTTTACTTCTCACGCTGCTGATATGCTTAGATACACAGCTATAGTACACGATAAGATGACTAATTATGATTATCAACAAGAACCATTAGATAATGAACCATTAGACCCTTATTCACTAATACAACAAATATGAATAAACCAATGAAACAACACATAGAAAAATCACAATGGGACGAGTTAAGTTATAAACAAAAGAAAACATTTGTAATTAGTATATATAGTGATTGTTCTTTTGAATATTTTGAAGATTGTTTTGATGAATATGGTTATGTAAATATAGGACAAATGGTTGAGTTCTTAGGAGATGATATGATGACAATAGATTTACTAGAAGACAATTTCTTTTCTGTTGAAACAATGCCTATGATAGCTGAAGAAACATTTACATTATTTGAAAAGAGTAATCTATGTGATGCTCTATGGGAAGCCTGTGTTTATAAATTAAAACAATAAATATGACTATAGAACAAATGATAAGGTTTTTAGAAAAGCATTATGATATTATTTCACTAGAAAGAGGTTCAAAGTTTAATTCTAAAAAGCCTAATATGTGGGAAGTGAGAGTTAGCAATAGAAAAAAAGATGATAGTTTAGAATTTATTGGAGAATGGATTGAAAAAGAATTAGAAGATGCTCTACAAAAAGCGATTGATAATTATAAATTAAAACAATAATATGATAGAATTAACAAAAGAAGACGACAAAAAGATAGATGAAGCCTTAGAATCAGTTAAAGTTAAAGAAGCTCAAGAGCTTTTAATAAAAGAACAACAAAAGAAAAGCCAAGTAGTAATGGCAGAGATACAAGCTGTACTAGATAAACACGGATATACTATGAGAGTAGTAAATAACATACAGTTAGTACCAAAACAATAATTTATAAAAAATACACAAGAAGAACCTTGCTTTAGGGATATGCAAGTAAAACCATTCCTCAAGATATATTAAAGGGTCTTATGCGAAAGTTAGGGTAAATGAGTGTCAGGACTTCTCACCTAACCTTTTAATAAGCCTCGTTGAAATATTAGAGCATTGAATTGGCTAATACACCTAGAGGTAGGTGTAGAAGAACTTAGTTGCAATAGATGTTTACTTCTTGTGTCATCTATATGTAGATATTCTACATTCTACATCTTCCTTTAAGGGTATTAAAGGTTAAAAGTCCTGCTGTTTAAATAATTTATAATATATGGCAAAAAAAGAAAAGCAAACACAATCTCAAATATCCGAAGATAATGATAATCGTGATATAAAGCTACCAAACTATACAACCGATGAACAGAAGTATAGAGGATTTATCATTGATAGACTCACATCAGCTAAAGAGTCAAGAGAACAAACTCATACAGAGTATGATGATTTAACTTATACAGAAAACTATAGAACTAATAAGAAAGCTGGTATAAGTTATAATCCACCAAAGAATAATAAGAATGACCCAAGAATAGTTACAGGCACTACAATGGAGAAGGAGAATATTATACTTAATACTATTCTAAACCTTAATTTAGAGCCAGACATAGAAGCATTTAGTAAAGATGACCTACCAGTTCAAAAGCTATCTGAAGCAGTAGAAACTATGGTAAAGAAGTCTAGAATCCTAGAGGACTATGATGGATTAAAGAGAGAACTATTCTATAAGGAGTTATTTGACCAAGGAACAGCATTTGCTGAGGAGTTATTTGTTGAACCTAAACACATTCAAAAGGAACTAAAGGATAAGAATTGGTTTGAAAAAGATGTAGATAAAATAGAATGGACAGAAGTATTAAAAACAGGACTAGGACAATGTGAGATAAATCTTATTAAAGGAACTAAAGTATTTCTAGGTAATATCAATGAAAGTCTAGTAAGTAAACAACCCTATTTATATACAGTAGAATACAAGCCATATTATGACGCTGAGAAGCTATATGGCAAGATGAAGAGATGGGAGAATGTACCTACTCAAGTTAATCAATTAGATAGTAAAACAGAAGATGATACAGAGTTCGCTAATTGGAGACTATATGATACTAACGAAGAAATGGTAGAGATTATTAAATACCAAGACAAGTGGTCTAATGAGTATATGTTAGTTATTAATGGAGTAATGATGCTCCCTTGTGGTTTTCCTTTATCAGAAATGACAGGAGATGGAAAATATAGTTTAACCAAAGGAGATGTAGAGAGAATACCATTCTTTGCTTATGCTAAAGGTATTCCTGCTAAGACTAAGGTAGCTCAGGCAGTATTAGATGAGTTCCTAAGACTAATGATACTCAAGACTCAACAGAGCTATAAGCCTCCTTATGCTAATGCTAGTAATCGTATATTAAACTCAGACATATTTAATGCTGGAACAATAACTCCTAATGTAGCTCCTGATCAATTAAAACCTCTTGTAACTCATCAAGGAGTAAGCACAGGTGAAGTTAATGCTTATCAAATGCTACAAGCTGTGTTAGATGATATGACTGTATCTAAACAATTTGAAGGTACTGAAGATAAGAAACAAACTGCTACTGAGTCAATGAATAATATGAGACAGAGTTTAACTAAGATTGGTTTATATGTATTAGGTGTCATCAACTGGGAGAGAGAGATGTGTAAGAGAAGAATAGTTAATATCCTAAGACATTGGACAGAACCTATTGATAAGAAGATTACTGGAGTTAAGGGTAAGGTTGAGAGTATGTATAGAACTATATCAGCTCCTGCTAGTTTTCAAGGTAAACAAGGTATTAGAATGGTTAAATTTACAGAAGATAATACTCCTAATACTCCTGAAGCAATAGAGAGAGAAGAAGATGCTTTTGAGAAACTAACTGGTAAACCTGTTAAAATAACATATTTGAGAGCAGATATGATTAAAAATCTAAATAATGAATGGTATATTGAAATTACTCCTACTGAGAAAGAAACATCAGAGGTAAGAAAGGCTATGTTTAAACAAGATATAGCTGATACAGTAGCCCTATTTGGTATAGAATCAACTAACCTAGAAGGATTAAAGCCTAGATGGTCTCAAATCCTTAAAGAAGAAAAAGATGTATTATTTACTGAAGGACAACAAAGTATTAGTCCAATGCAACAAGGACAGGCAGGAGCTGGTCAAAGACCTCAAGTTCCTAGTGTAAAAACTCCCCAAAAGCCTAGTATAAACACTCTTCAAAATCAAGCATAGAAAAAGCGATACTTATAATTAAAATAATAATATGTACGCACATTATAGAAAGAAGAAAAGAAGTTTGTTATATAATATCTTTATAAAGATTGGTAAAAAGTATTTTTATGATTCATTAAGATATGAATTTCCTACAGAAACTAAAACATTTAGTCCTAAAAAGGAAATATGTCATTGTGGAGGAGTCATAGAGTGTATCTACGGAGATAGTCCTCATAGCAAATGTGATAAATGTGGAAAAGAATTATGGGGAGGTATTGGTTATAATTTATATTTACTAGATATAGATAATGATAACAATATGCTTTATGAATATTATAGTAATGATAAGCACGAGGGATTTAAAACAGAAATAAAGTTAGGAATACCAACTACTAGGAAGATTATTAAAAAGATTAAATAATATGGATATAAACACAGTAATAGACAAATTAGACCTATCAGAAGCAGATAAGAAGTCAGTTAGTGTTATCTTTAGCCGTAAGGTATTCAAGAAAGTAATGGATAAGATAATACAGATTAAAAGAGATGTTATAGGTGATGAAGTTAAGACCCTAGAGGGATTGGAGAGAATGAGATTTACAAAGATAGGCAATGAAGAAGTTTATAAGATATTTGAAGGAATAAACTCAATCTTTGAGAGTGAAAACAAACCAAAGGAAGATTTTAATCCTCAAGATATGATTTAATAACAAATATATGGATTTAGAAAAAGATTTGGTAAAAGCAATGAATAATCCTAATAAACTACAGACATTATGAATAGAGTTATCTAAGAAGAAAAAGTGTATTTATTGTAGTAAGAAGTTTAAAGATGGCATAGTAAATAAACATCCTAACGAGAGTAAGTTTGCATTATCAGCACACTATTGGTTTACAGCAGAGTATTTAGTACATTGTCAGACTACTCACGGTTATCATCCTGATACAATGACTGAGTTTTTAGAAACAATTAATAATAAGTAATTTAATAGTTAGTTTCCAGTTGATTATGAGACAAAGATTGCGACCGATAGGACGCAAATACCTAGATGGGAGTAATGTGGTGACGACCAATTCAAATATTACTCCTCAGCTGAAAGCTAACTATTAAGATAATTTAATAAATAAGTTAATTATTAAGTGTTATTCGCCTTCGCAAGGGTTGTTAGTGAAGTGTACACCACTTACATATTGCGTTAGATAACACAATGAAAGGCACATTAAAAATGTCAGAAGAAAAAGACCCAGTAGAACCTGTAGTTGAACCTATAGAGAAAACATACTTCAATGAAGATGGTGAGGAAGTAAAATTCCCAGGTACTCCTGAGTCAATAAAGAAACTACTTGATGAGAGTAATACTGAAATTTTAGCTAAAGAGAAAGAGCTTAAAGGTCTTAGAGATAAAGACTTTAACTTTAAAAGGGTTAAAAATATGTCAGTTGAAGAGAAAGCTAAGTTTGATGAGAAAGAATTGGTTCTTAAACAACAGATAGAAGATTTGCAAGATGGTCAAGACAAGACAAAGAACCAACTAGTAGAGAATTGGAAAGACAAAGCAATTCGTAGTATGGTTGGTAGTGATGAGGAATTGAAAAAGAAAATCATTGAATCTTATGAAACATTAAACATTGAAGCTAATACTGAATTTGAAATTGGCGATAAGGTGGTCAAAGCATTTCTATCAACTGGTTTAGCTCCAGTAGGTGTATCTAATCCATTAACCACTGCTTCTCACGGAGTATCTGCATCACCTGATACAGAGAAAGGTATAGAATCTAAAGCTAGTAAAGAGTTTGGCAACAAATTTGGACTTACAGCAGATGATAAGAAGAAGTATAAGAAAGGAGTTAAGATAATTTAACTATAAATATATGGAAGATATAAAAAGAGAAGGATTGAGAAAAGATTTAATTGAAAAACAACCCTTTAAAGAAGAATTTAAAGAAGAACCAGCAGAAGAAATTAAAGTAGAAACACCAAAACCAGAAGGAATCTTTGTTGATTCAAAGAAATTAGATAAGATGGTTGGTGATTTCAATGAAATGGCTTTAAAGGTAAAGTCAATGGAAGAACAAATGCACGCAGGAGAGAATCTTGATAAACCAAAGGAAAGAGGAAACAATAGAGTATTCCTAAAGATAATCAGAGACGTTGATAATAAACCTCATATTATTACTTCCTCAAAGTCTAGTTTTAATAATCGTCTAGTATATAGTCCTACTAATGCTAATGTAGTAGTCGGAGAAATATTACAAGCTGAATACTATTCATCAATAGATGATTGGAGTTCAGGAAAGGTAGATCAAGTTTATTTTACTCGTTCAGGAGAATTAGTATATGGTGAAGTGATTAAGAAAGAAGGTAATGTTGATCATATTAAACTAGATAAGTTAAGCGATAATGCTGGTGAAGATACTAGAGAACTATTAAGAAGTATTAAAGAACCAGTAAAGGTAGAGATTTCATTTGTTAACCCATAATAATAATAATATGTCAAAGAAAGAAAATATATATATTGGTTCACAATTGGTAAAACAATATGCAATATCAGACAAACCAGAAATAGATTTAGTAGGTGTCTTATATGAAAATGATAGTGCAGAAGACTTTACTAATGACCAATTTGAAGCAGTAAGGTCATCTGAGAAATATGATGATGGTCAAGTAAGACAAAGAAAGTTTAATAGTCTTATTGTAGGTATTCTAAAGGATATGTTAAGAAATAATATCAAGATGATAGATGTAGATTTCATTCTTAACCTAGTAGATACATCAATCAGAGAAAACTACAAGACAATGATTGCAAATATATTTGATGTTAAAGACCCAACATTGATTAGTCTAGCTCAAATAGATGCACAATTGAAAATAAAGAAATAGTATTTTATATGTTGCCTATAATTTATGTTGTAGGCAATAATAAGATTCAATTCGCTGACACCGTAACTGTCAATCTTAGAAAATTTCCCAGGTAAGGAGTTAAAATCCAAAAGGTATGTAAAAACCTTAATTTTACGTATTTAATTAACCCTTAACAGGAAAAATATGACTGTAAAAATAGAATCAGGCCTTTGGAAAATGGCCTGGCAAGCAAAGAAAGCTTCAACAGCTTTTGCTGATGATGTTTTAGTCGCTATGGACAGTGGATATGCTAAACCAGCAGATTCAGGTTCAGGTGGAGTAGATGAACCTATCGTAGGTTTATATTGTGGTGAGGTAATCACTGCAGCTACAACTGGAACATTTCTTTATAGTAATACTGCTAAAATCCCTATTATGCTACCAGTTGGTAATGATTCTAAACTTAGAATGACTGCTACTGGAACTCTAGCTGTAACTGATGAAGGATTAGGACTTGACATTTCGGATTCCGTAACTGTCAACGCCGCAGCTAATACTTATAAAGCAGTCACCTGTACGGACTATATTAGTGCTACTGAAGGACTATTTGTTATTAACAAAACCTTCAACACTAACGTAGCCGCATAACACTAAAAATTATGGCACAGATAATTAATAGAGGTAATTTCCCAGATTTCTGCGATAACTTAGAAATCTATTGGAGAAAGTCCTACGAAGAATATCCAAAAGCTGCCGCTCAACTATATGATGTAGAGAATGTTAGTGTTGATACAGGTGATGAATCTGGTATTGACGGATACTCAGTTGCCAAACGAAAAATGGAAGGTGGCGACTTAGCTTATCTAAACATAACTCAAAATTATAGAAAGAGTTGGACAGTGTATGAGATTGGTGGAATGACCAAGATTACTTGGTTGATGCGAAAAGCTGCTAAATATAACAAGATAATGGGAAGAATCTCAAATCTTGCTACATCAGCTGCTAAAAGATTAGAATGGGATTTAACTCATAGATTCTCTTTCGCTACTGCTGAATCTTATACAAACCTAGACGGTGATACTGTAACTACTACTGTTGGTGACGGTGAAGCATTAGCTTATACCGAACATACAGTTCCAGGTACAACTACCACTTATAGAAACCGTATCGCTAATAACCCTGCCTTAAGTAAAGGTGGAATTGAAGCAGCTGAACTTTTGTTCGCTTCTCAAATCCCTGATACTAATGGTGAGTTAGTAGTTGATACACCTACACATATTATTGTTCATAACAATCCTAATGTTGTTAATACAGCTTTAGAATATTTACGTTCAGTTGCTGCTCCAGAGCAAGATAACTCAGGAGTAACAAATGTGTATAAAGGCAAATATACTTTAATTATATTGCCTTACTTAGCAACCACAGCCGCTGGTGCTTATAATTCAGCTAAAAAGGACTATTGGTTCTTAGCTAATCTTAATCACAAAGACGCTGTATTGAAAGTTCTTCAATCTCCTATTTTCATTCCTCCAACCGATAACGGTGGTAAGGAATTTGAAACAATGGATTGGAAGTTCGGTTGTCACGCTGCTTATGCTATTGAAATTATAGACCCTAGATGGATTTGTATGAGTTCAGGAGATGGCGTAGCATAAAGTAGAAAAATATTGATAAAATTATATGAAGAAATGTGTTCTTTGTCACAAACAAACAGATTCTTATAAAGTTAATCAATATGCTTAAACTTAATTCATATTTTATAAGCTATATTTAGAGGTGGTGGTGGGCTTATAAGATTTAACAAAAAAATTATGTTATACGGACAAAATTCAGGATATGGAATGGGACTTATTAATATGGTCTCATCTATTATCCCTACCTTTGGAAGAATTTTTGTGGTTTTTGACCCAGATGATACTACAAGCGAAAATTATCAAAGAATGCAAGAATTAATGAAACCAGACCCACAAGGAAAAACTAGATTCTTTACTTCATTAGAGTCAGCTTACGCAGCTGTAGAATCTAATAACAATGATGTTATTTTACTAGATGGTCATTCAGCTCACGAAATTGATGCAATGATAACTGTTTCAAAGAGCAGAGTTCATTTCGTTGGTATGGATGGTGGTGGAAGATTATGTCAACAAGGTGCAAGAATTAAAATGGGTGTTACTGGTGTAGCAACTGATTTAGCACCAGTATTAGTTACTGGAACTAGAAATACATTTAGGAATCTAAAAGTTGAGAATGCTTCTAGTACAGATGAATCTTTATATGGATTTATTGAGAATGGAGAAGGAACATACATTGAAAACTGTCATTTCCTAAAGACTGCTGGACTTGATGACGCTGGTTGGGCTAACTTCTGGATGGCAGGAGATAGTTTAACAATGAAAAACTGTACTCTTGGACAATCTAATGTTGGAAGTGCAGTAGCTCATTATGGCATCTTAATTGATGCTAAAACTGGTGGAGGTTCAAGTGCAGTTAAAGAAAATATGTTAGAGAATATTTATATTAATATGTCTGTTCTTACTGCTGCTGCTGCAACTGCTTGTTTTATTAAAGTAGCCGATGGTGCTGCTATGAACTTTAATAATGTTATTAAAGACTTGAACGCTTATAACTTTGTACAGGCTAGTACTGGAACAATTATGACAGATGCTGTTCTTGGAGCAGCTTGTACTGGTGGATATCTACAATTAATCAGACCAACCTTTATGGGTTGTACTGGTGTAGGTTCTGCTACAGGACAAGGAATATACATTTCTCAATCTACAGCTCCTGATGCTAATGGAGGATTGGGAACTGAACTTACTGATTCCTAATAATAAATATATGCCTACAAAAAAAGTAGAAAAGAAAAAGGTTGTTAAAGCTACTAAAGTAGTAAAGACAGAAATGATTGATTGCGACCATAGAAAAATCACTTTTAGTGATGGTTCTGAACAAATCTTATTTGTTTAAGATAACCTTAGTTAGAGGGGACATACCTCACTAGGTAAAACCTCGTCCCCTCAATAGTGAGGTTAATTAAATAATATATAAATTTATGAGAGAACAAAAAGCTTACACAATATTAGATGATATTGGTAAAAAAACAGGTACTTTTACTGCAGCTACTACTGATGTAATTACATCTAATGCACACGGATTAAAAAACGGAGATATGGTGGTTTTAACAACTACTAATACTCTTCCAGCAGGATTATCCTTATTAACTGTTTATTATGTAAGAGACGCTGCTACTAATACATTCAAACTAACTCTAATCCCTGATGTAGATGCCTTAGGAACTATTGCAGATGTTACAGATACAGGAATTGGAACACATACATTTACAATGCACGACATTGGAAAGAATGTTTATTCAGGTGATTATCAAAACATCTCATTATCTTTTGATACTGACGGTGCTGGAGATGCTGCAATGACAGTTAAAGTAGTAGGTTCAAATGAAGAAACTTGCCCAGACTTTAGTGCTGCTCAATCAGACACTAATATCTTTGAGTTTTTACAATGTATTGATAGTGAAAGTGGTGATGAAGTAGAAGGAGATGCTGGATTTGTAGTAGCTAGTGCTGATGATCACGTGCTATATGAAGTAAATAAGAATAATCTAAGATGGATAAATGTCTTAATGACAGCTTGGACAGAAGGAGAAGTAACAGTAAAAGCATACCTAACTAATAATCAATAAATAGGATGAGACGAAGTTCTAAAACCAAAAGAATAATTCCTTTTAAAGTTAAAGAAATCTCTGCAATGGAGAAGAGGGAAAAAGTAGTTCTTGAGAAAACTCAGAAAGAACAGATTTTATTATCTAAAAATATAAAAGAGTTAGAACTTAAAGAAATATCTCTAGGCAATAGTATTGTAAGAAAACAAAGTACTTTAGATGATATGAATGTTGACAAAGCTGATAAAGAGTTAGAGCTAAAAGAACTTAATAAAAATATAGGTAAAAAACTAAAGGATTATTTAGCAGTGGAGGAAGAGATTGAAAAACTTGGTTATAATTATCTAGAAGATAAAGCTGAATTAGAACGAGAATTAGAAGATGGTAGAAAATATCATAGAGAAGAAATGGAAGGAATGGATATTAAATTAAAAGAAATTAAAGATGATGTAAATGACCTATATGCTACTAAAGACTCCTTAGAAGTCCAAATAATGGCTAGTAATGTTGAATTAGAACAGAATGAGTGTAAATTTGATGAATTAAATGGACATATTGATCTAGCTAATGAAATGATTGAAGATAAAGAAAAGTATATTGTAGAACTAAATAAAGACTCCTCAAATATCAATGAAGATATAAAGTCTAAGAGTATTCTTTTAAATGAACTTACTAAAGAGTTAGACGGTTTAGCTAAAGAAATAGAAATTAAAAACAATATAAATGATAAGTTGAAGAAAGAGAATAAATCTTTAAATACTTCTAAATTAACATTCTATAAAAGACAAAAGGATGTAGAAGAAAAAGCTGAGATAGTTAAGAGATACTATAAAGGTGCTAATGTAGAAATTGAATTATAATATATGGGAAAAATAGCAACAAAAATAAAGGTAAAGTCAGATATAGAGTTAACAGATACTAATGCTGTTGCTTTGGCTTCTAAACAAGATGATACTATAACTGCTGTTGAAGAAATAACATCAAACTTAGAGGATTCTCAAGTAACTGAAGGTGGTCAAGTAAAGAATGCAACAACTAACTTTACTCAGGAAGAGTTTATGGAACAAATGTTAGTAGAATTAAGAAAGATAACACTTCAACTAGCTATCATTACTGATACTGTCTTGAAGGATGAAGATATAAATAATAATTAAAAATATGAGTCAAATAAAAGACGGAACAGGAAAAGGATATTTAACTGGAGTAAATGCTTATAATAGATTAGATGTAAGTGCAGCAACATCTCCTAGAATTTACTATGAATCAAGAGATAGAGAAAATGCATTTGGAATAACAACACCACAGCTTACAGTAACAACTGGTGGAGAACAAGTATTGTATATTAAGAATATAAGTTCTTCTCAGAATATGGTTATAACAGATATAAGACCTAGTTGGAATGGTGGAACAGCAACTAGCATTACAGCCTTAGCTTTGCAAATTTGGTTTGGAGTATCAGCACCTACAGCTAATAATACAGTAGGTGCAGCAGGTAACTTAAACAGGTCAAGTAATAATACATTTGATTTAACTGTTGAATATTGGGATGAAGGAGCAGGTGGAATGACTATTGCAGGTGGTTCATCTGGATTAAATATGTTGTTAGGACAAGGAACTGAAAGACTTCATATAGGAGGAGCAATTATACTAGGTGCTAATGATACA